TCTTGCTGGTATAGTAGCTACACATTTACCCAATGTAGGATGTGTTTTACCTTTCATTTCGGACGCTTCTTTACGTGCCTGTATATGACGTGCTCCTTCAAGTCTTCTTTCTTCTTGAATAGCTTTGTTAATTAAATCGAGTTTAGCTTTATTAATAGCACCCTCTTCTAATTTTGTTTCTTTAAAATGCAATATATTCATAATAAAAAAAAGGGTGGCAGGTATCTGCCTACCACCCTATTGAATTAATTAACCTGAGAAGTTGTCTCCAGCTGTTGGATAGTATTCAAAGAATACACGAACCTTACCAGCAGTAGCTAATGCTTCATCGGCTTCATTTGATGAAGTAAATGTAGCACCTACATTACTAACAACAGTTCCAAATGGGTCATCGCCAGTGCTGACGAAGATTGTCCCAAGAGCTGCTTCAGTAGCTGCAGGGCAAAGCTCTACCGCTGCGATTTCACCATCGTCATCAGCAGTATCACCTACTTTTACTGTGTAACCTGTGTAATCAGTTGAACCACTATTGTCTGCAGGGACGTGTTGGTCTACGACCAATCCCACTTTACCTACAGTTCCAATGAGTTCTGCTGAGTTGAATTGAATGTCAACTGCACCTCCAGTAGGGACATCATTTGCGATGTCGATACTACCTTCGTAGTTAAATCCAAGAGCGAGTGTTTCTAAGTTAGAAACTTTTTTAAGTTGTATTGCCATAATATTATATTCCTTTCTTAATTATTTAATAATACCGTGAGCCTTTGGTGCGTAAACTCCAAGAGTTAATGCACAATCAACAAAACCTCTTTCTCCACCACCCATATTAGGTAGTCTTGAAGAGCCCATAGGAATCAACTCGTGAATACCATAGTAGTCAGGATTGATAAGATAACCACGGTCGTGATTACTGTTAGTTCCTGCTAATGTTTCAGGGTTGGTTTCAGGATTCATATTGATGATAGTTACAATACCAAAATCTGATTGATATACATCAACAGATAATTTGATAGTTGAGCTATTGCCATCATAGTTTACGTTACGAATACCGTGTGGAGCTGCTGCTGAAGTTTGGTCTGCACCGAATCTAGCGAAGTCTGCAATTTGTCTACGTAGAGTTGTATCTGCAATAAGAACTAAGTTGTTTGCTTCACCATTTTCACGGTAAATGCTACGAATTAGAGTATTGAGCATAGTTTCTGTAAACGCATTAGCAGTAGTGTTTTCTGAATCACTTGGAATAGTATAATCAGCAGGTACATCTGAACCCGGTGATGTGCTAATCCATTTTCCTAATCCACGCATTTTGTAAGGTAGTGCTCCTGTTTCTGCTTGACGGTCTTCGTCACACAGAATAGTTGCTTCAACGTCACGTTTTAGTTCGCGGATAGCTTTTGCTTCTGCTTGTGCTACTTTAGCAGGTCCAACTGAATCTACAGCTTCCTGTAGGTCAGAAACCATAAAGTCACGACGGAATTTTTGTATGTAGTTACCTAGACGTGCTCTCTTAGCGAATTTATCGCTGAAAGTAGTTACGTCTGCTCCCTCTGATACACCTGTAATACTAGGTGTGTCTAGGGAATCGACAGTCCACTCAACAAATGTGCTTGATGCACGTTGTTTGTTAGCAGACGAAAGAGCTGGTGTTTCCTCTGGTGCAAGAATAGTTAACACGTCGGTCAAATCCTCGCGGTTAGAAACACTAGACCCTTGTGCACTTGTTGAAGTGCCAACCGTTGGGTTGAATGTATCTGATATAGCCATTTTTTATTTTAATTTAATTGTTTTGATAATGCAATGTGCGAAGTTTGATGAAATCATCTTTTGTTCCTGAATCTTTGAAACGACTGCTCAAGTCAGACAATGCTTTTGCTCCTTTTGTAGCACGATTTGTTTGAGGTGCTGAACTTGTCCCCGTTTTGGGTGGGTCTAGTTTTACTTTACTTTTCGTTGGTTCAACTAACTTTCTACCGTAGATACTGTTTGCAGCGTGTGCAATTATGTAATCGAGTTGAGAGCTAATATCTGGGTCAACACTTGTTTTAAGTGTTTTGAAACGATTATCGTTTATCATAGCTTCATATCTCACACGAACATCATTATCTTCTCCAGAAAGCCACGGTAATTCTTCTTTTGCTTTTTCAGCATAAGCTTTTTCCATTTGAATCGAACTTTCTTTAGCCTTTATTATGTTTAGTTGGGCGGGTAAATATTTGTTTCTACCTTTACGTGCATTTAACAAAGCGTTTCTGACTTCTTTTTTTGTTAAGGATTTACCCTCAACTTCAGTCACAACATCATCTGCTGATAGCCCATCGGATTCGAATATTAATTCCTCTGCCCACTCTATTACTCCATCAAGTTCTTCTGCTTTATTTTTGATATCATCTATAGAAGCAAAATCTTTATATGGATTGTCCTCTATAGGTTTTTGCGGTATGATATCATCTTGTTTTTGCTTTAATTGTTGTTGGAGTTGTGCTAATTGTTCCTCTGCAGCTTTGCGTTTAGCAGTTAATTCTCCGAATCTTGCTACTGCTCTACTGCCCAACTTTTCTGCTAGTTCCCTTAAATCTTGTTCAGACATTTCGTCTAAATCGTACTGTGAAAGAACATCGTCATTAGACGTAGGTTTTGTTTCTTGTTCCTCTTGAGTTTGCTCTACAGCCTCCTCTTTTGGTTCTTCTGTTGCCTCTACCTCTGTTCCCGTAACCTCTTCCTCTTCACTAGTAGGCGAATTTTGCACCTCTTCTAATGGTTGTGGTTGAAGTTGTTTTAACCTTCTATTGGTAAAATCACCAATTGTTAAGTTGTTTCCGCTGTCATTTTCTTTTAGAGCTGCAGCGACTGCTCCTTTAATTTCATCTGTCATAATTTGTCCACTTTCTTACGCCAAGCGATAGCGATAAATAGATTATAACATACTAACCAAATCTTTTTTCGAGCACTCGGTAATTAACCAATTGTAATATTTGGTCGTAGGTTAAAATTTGCCCACTAATTTGTTGTATTTTTTCAACAGGAGCGTTGTGAAGCTCTGTTATAGCCTCTTCTCTTAAATCTCTTATAGTTCTAACAAAAACCCCAAAACTTTCGTGATTTGATAATGCCTGTAATGCTTCTTCTAAACTCATAAATATTGTTTATCTAATTCTTCTCTTGTTGCTATTGGTATATATAATTCATTCGGTCCTGCAGCAGGTGCTAACGGCAATTCATTTACCTTCATATATACAATTCCTTTTTCTCTGTTCTTTTTACCTGACCTAAAAAAATCTTTTTGCATAGTGTCGTAAGTATATACAGGGTCATTAAATAATTTTGCATCTTGTATTCTTTTACTAGCAGTCCCACCATTATACCTAAATATTTCTTCACCACCATCTGTAGCATCACCGTACAAACTATCTCTAAAATATTTAATTTGCGACTCAGCAGAGTCTTTCATAGTATTTCTTTGAAGGTATTGTCTGTAATGTATTTTTTTATTTGGTGTAAGTTTTCCTTCTAAGTCTTTAAAATAACCTGATTCATATTGAAATAACCCATACGCACCATCTTTTCTACCTCTTTGAGACGTAGTGTAATCATAAGTACCATCGGTTTCCCTACCAATATGACCCATAATAGCTACTTGTTCTGCAGGGTTGTCAGGAAAATACTTTGTTACTAATTTTAAAACTTCATTATAGTTTTTAGAATTAGTTTTTGTTATTTTTTTTAAACTATTTTCAAAATTAGTTGTAGTATCTAAATCCATTAAAGTTGTTGTGTCTTCACTCCACCCATTTGTGCAGGTTGTGTACCAATCTTTCCAATCTCAGCATTTTGCATTTGTTGCATTTGGAATGTGTACTGACTTGCATATTTTTCTATTCTAGCCTTGAAGGCTTCATCTGCTTGCAATCTTTGTGCTACATCTGGTTGTGACGCATATTGCTGTAGTATCTGCAATGCCACTTGTGCTCCGTTAGGTTGAGCGGGCATTTCGATTCCAGCAAATATCTTAGACAAATCATCTGTAACTTTTTTAACTACTTCTTGTTGTGACGCTTCTATAGGTTGTAATATGGAGTCAGCCAACACAGGGTCAATTGAATTAGCTATAACTGTTAACAAATTATCTACATTTATTCTACCGCTCCTATCCATTGCTGTAAGTTGTGATAGTTGTGCTAATTTTTTCTCTTGTGTTTCAGGGTCAGTATTAAGCACGTCGTATGATATCACCACATCAAAGTTTTCGTCAGGGTTGCCCTTATCAAACATTTGTGGGTCAGGTACGCCTGAAACCCTAAAAAATGTTTGGTCAGAACCAAAACGTTGAAAACATCTAAATGCTAATTTAACAACTTCTGCTGTGTGGTTAAGAAACTTATTTACTAAAAATTGTTGTTTTAATTGACTTAACGCATCTTGGTCGAGTCCCATTAGCTTATCAGCTTGCCCCTGAAGAGTAGTTTCTATTTCTACGCTTCCTGTAGGCAATGGTGGTGTTGGACCAAAAGTAATTTCATCTTTTCTTCTGTATGGTATATATCTCGCAGGACCATAGTCTGTTGGTGCTTGACCAATTGGGTGCATTATAGGTGGCAATGTAGCTAAACTATTCCTGTCTACCCTAGAATCTCTTTCAACCTTAACTTGATTTTGTATACCTCTGAGCAAGTCAGGGGCAGTAATACTATCATATAATCTTTTTGAATCTTCAGAAAACTTAGTTACAATAACAGGATAATCTTCGTATCCGTTGAGCAACTCAAATAAAGCATATGGCTTTACCTCATCATTACCCTTGAAGTCTTTATGGAATATGGTGTAGTATATACCTTCTGAGCCATCTTCTTGGTCTATTAATCTTTGGTATCCACATATGAGCTCAATTAAATCTTCTGCTTTGTATCCGTAATCTGAAAGCATATCACTTCGGTTGCCTTCTTGTTGTCTTTCAATGTCGTATGTGTCAGTACCCCTGTAGTTTTCTATCATCTCTGCTACGAAGTTTTCGTCCCAACCATCTGTTTTTACTTTTTGTTCGAGTTCCTGTGGTGTGTAGTAATGCCTAGAAAAACAATATGGTGCTTTCTGTGGGTCTGTTACATAAGATGGAAAAAAGAAATCAAAGTCAGGAGCTTGTGTAGTTACGGTTGGTGCATTGACTTGTCGTCGCACTAGTGGTAACATAGCTTCCCCGGTCTTCTTTAAATCTTTCATTGCAGCTTTAGCACGTTTCTTTGATAGAGATGGAAATATTTGAGATAGTAATGTTAGAAACTCGTCTTCATACAATCCCTCTTTTATCATTTCACTTATAGATGGGTCTATTTGTGCTATCTGCTCTAACGTAAGTTTCTGTAAAAACTTTCTATCTTCTCTTTGCCACCCCACGTGTGTAATCAATATACCACGCTCTAATAAATAGTTAGCACCCAATTCCATTTCTTTTTCAAAACGATTAATATAACCTGATGTTATAAACCATTTTAAAAAACTAGATACTACCTTAGAACGAGCAATGTCGCCTACCTCTACAGGAAAAGCTCTAATGTTCGACCTAGACAAAGCAGACATCAAAAGTGCAACCAAACGTTGTATTCTTTCGTCAATGACGTGTGCTTCCATATCGGACGCACCTTCCCAAGGAAACGAGTCTGCTCCGTGTTTTCTGTGGTCACGACTTTTGCCCGCCCAATGATTTCTTCGATTGTCATAAGAATCTCTGCATAAATCAAAATAAGGCTCTAATTCAAGCACAGTAGATTCGTATGCTTTTCTTAGATAATTGACGCTTGGTTCTTTTTTGACATAAGTTAACTCTTCAGTAATGTCTTGTTCTGCCATATTTTAATATTGTATCACGGTAATCAATAGATTTTTGGTTTTACTGTTTCGTAAGTCTCATCATCTATTTGTTTAATGTCAACAAATCTTCCTTTGTAATTTCCTCCAACTTGTATTCGATTTAATCTAACCTTAACTACACCAAATTTTTCTGGTATGTGTACCATCATAAATTTTGGGTTAGGGCACATATTTCGTACTCTTCCCCTGTATACTGATGTTTCTACATTTTTTATTGGTATGTTTGCTTCAAGTGTTTCTTGACCCATTTCATCTATCCAAGTATTTTTACCTCGTCCCGTAATATTTTCCTCTTTCAGAAGGTGTGTCGCAAAAGTCATCAATTCATCAAATGTAATATTGAAGTCTTTTGCTAACTGTGTTGCTCGTAATTTAGCCACGTTAATAACCTCCCTTTGTTGTTCTAGTTGTTTGTAAGTCCCTTGATTTAATGTGTTTAGGACCTTCGCCACAATTTGACATTCTTAAATATCTAATAACGTCAAAAAAATCTTTGAGTGCCTCATCTGCTTTTCCGTTTGAACCATAGTTAATTAATGATTCTATGAGGTTCTGACACTCTTCGTGTATATAGCATTGAGGTTTATTTGCTGAATCTATCTCTAGGTTTGGATTATAATTAAACCACTCGTCTAAAGCATTTATACCCATCTCTTCATTGCGACCATCACTAGCCATAAAGACCATACCAAAGTCATCAAAAGATGTAAACAAGTCTTCATTGTTTTCGTTTTCTTTTGCAAAGAACCTAGAGTCACCTATTCTTTCAAATATTTTTATTTGGAGCTCATCCTCAATCTCTTTGAACATATTAGCGTAGCCCTCTACGTTTAACCCTATCTTCTTAGACGCTGGTCCGTATCTCCACTTTGGGTCTCCAAATAGAGCCCACTCACCGTACGTAGCCCGGTCAGGAAACTCTTTACGTATATAGATGATATCATCTTCATCTACTGCTGCCCATATTGCAGTATAGTTTCTAGCACCTGCTGGGTCTACTACCATATAACAAGTAAATCTATCTGTCTCGCTAATATCAGGAAAAGTCATACCATACCTGTTTGGTGTATCTCCTAATACATTAACCTCTGTGTTAAATAGAGGTAAAAGTGTAGTCATTGACTTAACTGGCACACCATATGCTCTAACTAGTATTTCTTCTTTTGGTCTGCCCTCTAAGTCTTTTGCTATACGTTCGTAACCACCAAATGGATTTTCATCTGTGTGCATATAAACAATAGAAGCATCTCTTGCTGGGCTGTATTGCTTGATAGGCAAAGGTTTACTATCTAACAGTATTGCTTGTCTTGTTTCTAGAGTTTGTGCTCCTTTGAGATACTCAGATATAAAAGGCGTGTATCCATCTATTGGTGTAAACCCTATAATAAGTTTTGAGTTCCGCGTAGCCAATCTAAACCGCAAAGTGTTTACCAAAGTTGAATCACCTAAGTATTCATCTAACCACGCTCCTATATTCAAAGCCCTTGGGTCTTTGTAGCCAAATTCAAAACCTTCTAGAATT